GGACCATACGGACCGTCACCTACATTACAGATAGGCGTGTCGAACCACCTGGTCGACCGCTGGCGACGCCGCGCCGACGCGGTTCATTGTCAGGGGGTTACCGGCGGCATATCGCGGCTTGACCCCATCGCCGTCTCTATCACAAATTTTCAACAAATTTAATCTTGATTTTATAGGTAGGAAATAATTTCACTTGACTGAAAATTTCAATCACCGTCTGTCTGTATGCTCGGAATCGCCGCTTCCGCGGCGCTTCCTCGCGTGAACTTAGACCCTGCGCGTTAACGTTAATGGCGAGCGGCTGGCTTGCCAGCCGGGACGCGAGCGCTATACCATCACGCCACCGGTCCGCCCGCGCCATTAAGCGTTAACGAGAATGCGCGCCTCTCGATCGATCAACGTCAGGTAGTCATGGTGTGCGACGCGGTACCGCCACGGATGGTAGGTATAGGAGTCGCGCGGTCCGTAGTTGCGGCGCGCCTCGACTACCTGTTCGACGGCGAGTCTGCGAATCTCGTTCGTCATCAGCCGGTCAAACTCGCTACCCGACTGTCTAAACGCCTGGTACGCCTTGATCCCCTTCGATCTACCGATGTCACATTGACTCAAGATCCAGCTCGTACAGTACGGTACGGTGTCGCGCATGACCCGCTCGACCGCGAACCAATCGGCGTTACGACCGTCATTATATAGCGACGCGATCCCTCGCCCGATCGCGACGAGATTATGGATTAATCGATCCCAGTCCTGTTGCATCGGCGCGATGCGCTGTAATAACTCGCACCAGTAGAACAGCGACGGCGGCGGCGCGTCCGGACCGATCGTTCGATTGATCCGGTGGTCGTTATCGAGTACTCTCGCCGTTAATCGCGCCAGTTCGCGCGCATCCGCCTCGATCGTGTCCTGCGACCGCGTCGCGCGATCGGTCCGCGGCCATGAGGTCCGCAGTCTAACGCACCGGCTCAGCAGGACCGCGTACGTATGTGTCATCAAGGCCCGCCAGCCGACTTTACTCCATACGACCGGCGCGTCGACGCGCGGTAATCGCCGCCACTCGGAGTCAACGAAGATACCGATCGCGTTCTCTGTCTTGGTCTCGTCTATCCATGACTGCAAGATCTCCTCGCAGATCTGCGTGCGCTGGATCCGCGGCACCGACAGGCTCCGCGCGATCTCATCGGCGTTACCGAAGTTGAACCAGGCGGGCCGGCAGTCGCGCGACGGGTAGTCGGTCTCGATTATGATCGACGGACCGCCGCGCCGCATCGCCGTCAGGACTATGTCTACCGCCTGCGCGTCGTTTACGCCGTACCTCGCCCTCAGGAATTCATGCAGTTCAGCCAATCTCGCCGGGTATGGATTCATGACTTGACAAGTATATCATACACAGGATATCTTGATTACGGACCGCCGCGCCGCCTCGCCGGTCTTTGATTTCGACGAGGAAGCACGCGATAGCGTGATTCCGAGTATAGAGAGGTATAGTCCATGCCCGAATGGGAACGAATCGTTTATGACATGCTCGGTCTTCCCCGGCCGTCTTGGGGTCTGATCCCGGCACCGGTCCTCGCGCACCTCGAACGAATCGAGGCGTTATGCGCCGCGTCCGGCGGTCATCTCCGGTCGCGCCAGTTGATCGCGCTGGTCCTTACGATGTACGGTGCAGACATTCGTTAGAGAGGTATACCCGATGCTTTACAGTGTAGAACCTAAGGACTTGTTTCGAGCGGCGGCACTAAACGCGCTGCTAATCCTGCATGGTAAGGACGATTACTCTCTATCGGACATAATAGAAGATGCTGAAGCCGCGGCTGGTGAAATGATGATTATGCGCGAAGTTGACAAATCCGCGCCGGCACACAACTGAACCGATAGACGCCGCGCCGCATCTCCGCGCCGGTCCGATCGTTCGCTGTTAGACTTATCCTGTATGCCACGTCAACCATCGCAACTCACCTACAACGACCTGAACGGTCTCGAAGCTCGCGAGATCTTGCTCGACTGGTTCGCGCATCTCCTCTCCTCGCAACCGCTTCTCCAGCAACACCTTACGTTACCTAAAGCCTGTATCCGCCTGTCCATCGACGTCTCGATCGACATGTACACCGGCGGTACCGTCCCGGTCTCATCTCCGCCCGAAACGGTCACGATCACCGGCGGCGTCGCGTTAAATAACGATGTCGCGGTCGTCGGCGGCGTTACCGGTCTGGTTGCGTCGACGGCGTCCGCGCCGGAGACGCAACATACCACGTTATCGGCGGTCGTCAATGCCGCGCCGATCCCCGGCGGTAATCCTCCGGACCAGATCCGCGAACAACATAATCTACCCGTCCCGCGCCCGGCCTACGGACCTCGCGAGACCGGATCTCATGCCTTCCTCGCCGACGTTATCGATCAAACGAACGCTCGTCGCGCCGACGCGTGTCGCGCCGACGCTGATTCCTCCGCCGGCGGTCGTCAAGGTATCGTCGCCGACGGTTACAAGTTCGCCGACGAGCCGGCGCTACCAGTCGAGCCCGCCGGTAATCTCGAACAGGTCATTCCGGTCGACCGCGGCGCGATCGAGATCGACCGTACCGGCGCTGGCCGTATGCGCCAAGGCGACATGGTCGTCACAGCCGGGAAACATATCGCCTCGGCCAAGACCGCCGGCGACCAGCGCGGCGCCGCCTACGGCTCCGTCGCCTCTACGTACGACGCCGGTCCCGCCGGTCTTGCGCAACCCGGCCGGTCCGGCGGACTGTATTCCGACGGCCGTACCAAGATCGCATTTGGCAATAAACGTTAAAAGTTACGAGGTATGAATAATGCGCGATAAAGTGGTGGAATTTCGCTTTGCGACGGGCGGTGAAGTCTGTATTATGCGCGTGTCGTCTATGCTCTGTCTATTCCCTACGACGCGTGAAATCCGCACGATAGAAAACGGGTGGACAGTACAAGTCTGTGAGGAAGACTGGTTGAAAGTTGTAACTGCCTTTTTACCGGTCTAGCTAAATCTTGATCTAAAAGGAGAATAGTCTGTGAACATTCAATCACCTGCTTCAGCTTTACCGCCGCCGGTACAACTCGAAACCGGCACGATCGTTACGCTCCGGATGCGCGGTCATTCCCGCACCAACGGCGAAGAGTATTTCTCGCCGGCGATCGTACTCAAACAGTACGATAACCTGACCGGCGACCTAGAAGTCCTGATTTGGGATTCGACCGCCGGTACACACTTCAACTCCGCCTACCCGTCGCGAGAAGTATCTTCCCGCGGCGACGGCGCGACGCGCGAACTGTACATGTCACGTTCGAATATCGGCGCCATCCTGTTCTCGCCGTCGAAGTTCAACCAGATCACCGACGATCTCGCGGAACTGCAAGATCAGGCGCTGAAGATCATCGCGGAGTTGCAGGCGCAGAACCTTCAGCTACGCCGCGACCTGACATCTCTTATGTCTGATGTCGAGACGCTGAAGGCATGTATCGAGCCGCCGACGACCGCCGCCGGTAAGGCACCGGACGCGCCGTTACCGCCGCCGCTCAAACCGCCGACGCCGGCGCCATCGTCGCCCGCATCGCGTAAGTAAAGGAAATCCCTTGACTTTCAACCAAATGGCCTGGCTATTTAACACACCGTTCTGGCGTTCTCTCCTGTGGTGTATCAGGACCGGTAACGTCCACCGCTTCCTGGAGCTGCGCCGCATTCATCTATCGATGCGTGCGGCGTTACGCGCCAAGGGCGTCGATCCGGTAAGCGGGCGCTACTCGTCGAGGTTAGGATCATGAGCCTGATCTCCGTCCTCGCCGACCTGTCCGGCCTGACCGCCGAACTGCGCGAGATCCGGCTTGTCATGTCCCGCGTCGCGGACGCGCTCGACCGGATCGCGCCCGCGCCACTGCCATTACCGTCTACGTCCGGATCCGACTCGCCGGACCTCCCGGACCTGCCGTCCTACGGTATCGCCGAGTCTCCCGAAGAGTACCAGGCGCGTACGTCCGCCGAAGCGTCGCTCGCCGTCTCGCTTGGTTTCGCTCCCTGGTCTCCGGCGTTCCAGGAAATCATTACGCAGTTCCGCGCCGATCTCATGAAGTCTAAATTGGTGATAAATGAAGAAGGAAAGCAAGTCGAAACCCCCGGTCTCAGCGAAGACGAAGCGCACGCGGTCATCCGCGAAGCCTTCCAGATCGCCAAAGCGGAAGCGAACGTCTACCGCGTCAAAGGTGCGAGCGGCGGCACCGGCGCTTGATCCGCCGCTTGATACGCAGAACCCCCGGCCGGCGGAGCTATCCTTACCGCCGGCGCCGGTCCGCCTATCCTCCGACGGCGCGTCAGACTCCACTGAACCGCTCGCTACTGTCCGCGCCGCCGGTCCGCCGGTCGTGTTCGGCGATACGCCTCTCGCTATCGCCTTCCGGTTTGTAGAGCCTACATGGCGCAATTACATCATGTACGTCGATCTGGAGGCGCGCACCGGGAACCTGGACGCCGCGCGCTACCTCGCCACCTGGAAAGCTCTTCCGCCCGTGGAGCGGCGCTCCCACGTTCCCGAACAGATCTGTGAATTGGCGTCCGTCGCCGCGGCGGACCTGGTCTCCTGGGTCTCGCGCCAAGTCTGGCAGGAAGGCTCAGCCGCCGCGTCGATGTGCATGTCGTTCATGCGTGCGCGCGTCATCGCCAAGACGGCCGAGTTCGCCATGGACTCGCCCGACAATTACAAGCACGCGGAGTTGTTCGCCAAGACCGCCGGTTTACTGCCTGTGTCCGGCGCCGCCGGTGGCCGCGGCGGCGGTTCACCGATCACAATCTTCAATGCTCCGGTCGCGTCTAGCGGCTCCGTCGCCCTGTCCGGCTCCCGCTCCGAATCATCTCCCGTCGCCGCGTCCGGCCTGCGCGCCATGGACGAAGAGATCGTCGAACTATCTAAGATCATGCAGGGAACTGACGATGTAGACTTAACGCCCGTGCCTAAATGCGCGGCGGAATTACTCGATAACGAGGAAGATGATGATGAATCAGACGATGAAGACGATACCGGCGAATGACCCGGTCCGTGCGCATAGGTCCGCCGTCGAGGCGTATCAAGACATCGCGCATGTCGCCACGTCCTGTTACCCGGAGCTGACCGACGCCGCGCGGGAGGCGTACGAGATCTTGCCGATGTTGATCGACGATTGTCAGCGCACGTTTGAGGCTATTCCGCCGGACCTGAGACCGTTACATTACCTATCTGTCCGCCGCTAAAATCGAATCCTATGTACTCGCAGCGTATCATCACCCGCGATATCGACCGCTGGCTAGCCCATCCATCGAACCATGGCGTTAAACTCGTCCCCGCCTCGAAGCTTGAGTTCGCCCGCGCCGTCTCTCACCTCGATACGCTCGTTGAGCACGATATCGAAACCGGCCGCCTGATCCCAACGCGCAAGGTAACTCCGGACGGCCGCCAAGTCTTCAATTCCACTACCGGTCAACCTATCCTGACCTGGCAGGACACTTTAACCGAAGACGAGCGCCTTTGGATCAGATATCAACGCGTCCTGTGCGCGATGGATTTCTGGTACTGGGTGGAGCGCGCCGCCTGGATCAAGGACACGGACAACCGCACCGTGCGTATGCAGCTATGGGACAGTCAAAAGATATTTCTCGAAATCGTCGCCGAAATGGAAGACTCGGAAATCGCGATCTTCCTCATAATCCTGAAGGCCCGGCAGCTCGGCATCTCTCGTATTATTACTTTGATCCTGTTGCACCGGGTGGTGTTCGATTCAAACATCAACGCGTACCTAGCATCTTCGACCGAGAAGAAGACGCTGAAGCTGTTCAAGCTGATATCTTTCGTGCTTGTTCGGATGCCTTACTGGATGCAACCGGGGTCGTCTCAACCGGGGAAGCTTGGCAAGGTCGACCAGGCCGGTAAACTACTGGAGTTCTTCAATGGATCAGCAATCACGATGGAACATGGCCAGCAGTCGAGCGGTATGGCTAGGGGAGATTCGCCTAATGTGGTTCATCTTTCGGAACTGGCCGAATTTGAGAACCTTACTTCACTTGTTGATAGCGCTTTGCTCCGTGGTATGCATCCGTCGCCGCGTGCGTTCCTAGCCTTAGAAGGCACGGCGGAAGGCATCAACAACCCCTGGCACAACAAATGGGAGACGTCCAAGTCCGAATGGCCGCAGCACAAAGGCCGGCTCCGCCCGTTGTTCCTCCCCTGGTTCGTCGGCGGGCTATACCCGAAACCGGTAGATCTCCTGTCTCGTCCGGTTCCGCCGGACTACTCTACATCGATGGCGCCGTGGGCACTGGCGCACGCGCGCATGGCCGAGACCTACGTTCGCTCTTCGGACTACCTGTCCAAGTTCCTCGGCTCTAACTGGTCGATGCCGATCGAGCAAATCTGGTACTACGAATGCGAACGCGATTCGGCGATCAAGGAGAACCGTCTGAACGCCTTCTTACAGGAGATGCCGGCGACCGACGACGAGGCGTTCCAGTCCTCGAACATCACCGTGTTCGACGTCGATACGATCAATTTCTACCGGACCAATACTCACGCGCAACCTCTCTACGGCGTCTTCGGTCTACGTGGTCCGGCTGAATTCGTCTCTCCCCGTCTTCAACCATCGGAATCTCTTATCAATCACGATCTTGCGCCAATCCAGATCGTCGCCGACGCCGGCGGCGGCGTCACCATTCCTTTCGAACTAGTACCGATCAAGTTCGACGGATGGTCGCTAGAAGGCGATTCCGCGAAAGGATCGATCGACAAAATCTACGTCTGGGAGCCGCCGATCGAAGGGTTCGAATACGGCTTCGGCTGCGACACCGGCGACGGTATCGATAAAGACCGCACCTGTATCGAAGGCGTCCGCAAATACAGCCTAGAAGGTCCTACGAAGCAAGTTCTCGAATACTCTTCCGGTCACATGAACGCCTTGGACGCCTGGCCGTTTCTGCTCGCCCTTGGCACGTGGTACAGCGTACCAGACCGTCACGGTAACGTTCGTCAGCCGCGTATGGCGATCGAATGCAAAGGCCATGGTGACCTGGTCCAGAACGTCTTGCGCCTGATGAACTGGACGAACTTCCATATGTGGAACGACCGTAAGATCGATGACCGCCGCGTCAACCTCGCCGGCGCAAACAAGATGGGCGTGTTCACGAACTTCTTCTTCCGGCGCGCGATGATCGAAATGATCGTCAAAGCCTTGCGCGATGGCGAAATCGAGATCTGCTCGCCGTTCTTCGTTAAAGAGATGCAGAGTCTTGAAGGCGACGAGTTCGCACAGGAACTACGCGCCGGCTACGGCGGTCATGACGACCGGATCATGGCGGTCGGCTTCGTCTTATCCTCTCTGTACAAATGGGACCCGAACTATTGGCGCGCGGCGAAAGTCCTCGCGTATTCCGGCCGCAACCCGGCGCACGCGGCGTACGATCGCTCGATCCTGTTACCGTCAGGCAGCCCCGCCGCATCCGACCCCCGGCGCGCCGCGCTATCCGGTCAATACGGACGCTGGTGCTATGGCGAACAGGAAGCTACGAGTTGATATTATCTACTTGTACCGTCTATAATCACCACGTATGAACATTTACGATGTTCCGTCGGACAATCAGGCAGTTCAGGCTACCGCGAAAGCGATCGCCGCCATGTTCTCTCCCGCATTAACCTTCGTCGGCGACGACGAAGTAACCGATGGGCCGTTCTCGTTTCCGACCCACACGGTTAACTTTTCACAGGAAGGCAAACCCGGCCCGAAGAAACTAGGCGCCGGTCAGCTCGTCATCTGGCCGGATGTCGCAGTAACCGACCTGGTCGAAGCTGGCTACACCAGGAAAGAAGGGGCGTAAATGAACTCTTCCTGGCTCAAGATCTTCGAGCTGGTCCTCGGGACCGCGGAAGCGATCGTCCCGGTCTTCATCCATAACCCCAAGTCACAGCAGATCGAAGGGGTTATCGTCACCACCCTGAACGGCGTCCTGGCTGGTCTGGACGCTAACGCGAAACCGGCGGCGCCGTCAGCGTCGTCTACCGCTGCATCGTAAGGTCTCAAGGTCTCATGCCCTGGCGCGCCTTACAATCCCGCCATCTGTTAAGGGCGGATTACGATCCGCCCTCGCCTGATAACGACACGTCCGGCGTCCTGACGATCCAGTTCGTTAACGGCGCGCTTCACCGCTATTACGGCGTACCGCAGACGACCGCCGATACGCTGTTTCAAGTCAGTTCGCCGGGTACGTACTTTCACGATAAGATCCGCGGTCAGTACCCGGAACAAAAGGTTTCATCCGGAGTTACGAGAAGCGGCCGAACGAGCCGCAGGAGATATTAGACATGCCACAAGACGAACAGCCTATCCAATCCATCGAAGACTTTAACCTGGCGATCGAGAGAGCCGCGCTGGTCGCGGAGTGCCGGTATAAATCGTTGGAGCCGTGGGGACTCGAACATAACCAACAGATCCGGCGCAAGCATGGTATTCAGATCGCCGCGGCGATTCGTGAGTTGAAGATTCATCCATTGCGCGGAGATGATCTGTCATGCCAATGATTTCTTACCGCTGCCCTGACTGTGGTTGCGATGACGAACACTTCTATCACAGCGCATCGTCCGCGCCGGCTACGGTCGAATGTCGTGGGTTCAAATCCTCCGGCCCGCAGTATCAGGAGATCGAACACGAAGTCGTTCAATCAGACGGCACGGTCCTTATCGAGCTTGAGCGGGTCGAACTGGCACCGACCTTGACTCCCTGCACCGGGACCGCCTTGCAGCGCGCGTCCTTTCCCGGCGAGCTGTGGGCGCGTCCCGCACGCGGGTTTGAAGACATCGTCGTCTACGAGCACGATAACTGGGAGGGGAAGTCCGACGACTTCAAACGTTCGCACCAGCGCTATTATGTTCCCGGCCGGAACTACGAGGCGACCGAACCCGGTATGCGCCGTGTCGTCTTGAATTCAATGGCCGAGTATAACCGCTTTATCAAACGCGCGAACGAAGAGATCACGTCGGACATGCGCAACCATCGCGATATGCACCGGGCCTACTGGGAAGCGCGGCGCCGGGCGATGCGCGCGGACGTCGACGCGCGGGTCGGCCCGGTCCGGTCGCACCCGCTGATCTCCTATCTGATGAAGGCGATGCGGCGCCGCAGCGACGCGAAGTCCGACGCGCGATACGGCAAGTCGCTGGACGCACATTTCCACTCGCAGCTACTCGAATTCAACCAATCGAACATGCAGGATTGGTGCGACGCGGATACTAACTGGCGTTCGACTCGTGCGCGTTAATCGTTAGATGAGGTTATATTCAGATCATGAACCGCCATCCTGGACATTCTCCAATCGATACCGCGTACCTCGCGCCTCGCCCGTTCGAACGTAACAATACCGGCGCTTGGGGCGCCTGTTCGCCGGACGAACTGTTCGCCTGGACGCAGCAAATGATTCAGGACGGTAGATCGTACCTACGGCTACAACCAGCTTATAAATTCATATCCGACGGCCTGGATATCATCAACGGCGATATGGCGGTCACGGACGTTCAGTCTCTCTGCTCCGTCAAGACCGAATCGACCGTTCGTAACACGCGCGAGATCGTCGCATCCCAGACGAACCTTCGGATCATCCCGGCGTTCAAGGCCGAATCGGAGCAATACCGCGAACAGAACCAGATCTTGAACAAAGGTTTCATGGCCTGGCAGAACATGACGTTCGCCGACCGCCGTATCCGCGGCGCCTGGCAGTACGCTTGCGCGACCGGTACCGGCTATCTCGGCGCGCGCTACGACCCGAACTTCTACTACCGCGGCAAAGGCGACCTGGTCTGGGATGTCTACGGACCGCTAGACGTTATCCCGCTCGGTCTTCCTCCCGGCCTTAACCTTCAAGGTACGTACGCCGTCGCGATGCGCAAGAAGATGCCGATCCATCAAGTCTGGCGGATGTTCCCGTTACAACGCGATAACATCAAGGCGAACCGCATCACGACTGAGGGTAAGGGAATGGTGATCGCACAGGCGGTCAAATTCGCCTCTGCGGTCCTCAAACGCTTTAGTCAAGGCAGCCGCCAGCCGGAGGAAGCATCGACCTGGGATACGACGGACGTCTACTACATCTACGTTGACGACGACTCGGTAAACGAGACCGGCAGTCCGTTACAGATCTGCGGTCCCGACGGTCAATGGGGAACTAGCTGGTCGTATACCGTCCCGTTCGTCGGCCAGCAGATCCAGACCGGGCGCATCCTCGCCGGCGGTGTACCGGAAGTCCGCGCAGCGCGGCGTGAGGAATGTCTGATTTACCCGAACCGCCGGCTCATCATCTCAACAGACACATGCGTCGTCAATCCCGCGCCGGAGCATCAATCCTCGTATCGCTGGGACGGCCGCGTCCCGGTCGCGCAGTTCCGCGCCGACGACTGGACATGGAATTTCCTTGGATTCCCGGTCACTCGTTACGGCGCATCTCTCGAAAAGCTCGGTATCGAGCTATGGCGCGGACTCGGCGATCAGATGAACCTGTCGTTAAATCCCTCCGCGTTTTTCGACCGCGGCTCTTCCGCTACGTCGATGCTTCAGACCGTCAATCCTCGTATGCCGGGTCTCCGCGTCGGTCTCGACATGAACCTGAACGGCGCCGCGCAACAGTTCGTCCCGATGCTCGGCCATGAATGGTATCAGCCGAACAGCTCGATCATCGAGACCGCGGCCAAGATCCTGCCGGCGATCATCAAAGAACAGATGGGCGTCGCGGACGTCTCGGCGATGGCGCGGGCGCGCCAACTCCCGTCTGGCGACTCGACCGAGAAACTGCTCGAAGCGATGGGGCCGTTAGTCAAAGACCAGTCGCGCAATATGGAAGAAGCGATTCGTCTGCTTGGCGAAATGTGGAAATCCGACTGGTTCCAGTTCGCGACCGCCAAGCGCCGTATGCAGCTACTCGGCCCGGAAGGCGTTACCGAAGAAGATTTCGATTACGAACCGGGAACTCTGATCCCGCTGGACCTTGACCCGAACAACCAGCGCGGACCGGTACCGATGACTGCCGGGCCGGACGGGACCTGGCTTTACGAACCCGGCTCTAATGTCCGAATGCCGGAACTCGCGGTCAACCAGTTCGAGCGCGCCCGCTGGCACAAGAACAATTTCTCGTTCTCGGTCACGCCGTACAGCTTACATGAACTGAATAGTACGACGCGCAAACTCTTCATGTTGCAGTTAATGAAGTCCGGATTCCCGTTGTCCTGGTGGACTCAGGCCGAGATGTTCGACGTCAAGAACTTCGGGCCGTGTATGGTCAAGGGCGAAGACGGCGAGATGCGGGAAGCGCGTAACGAGATCGAACGCTGGATCGCACAGTTAGAGATCCAGGCGCGTGTCGCACAGGCGATGGGCGGCGGTGGCGGCGGTGGTAAAGGTGGTAAGGGAGGTGGCCGCGGCCGTCCGCAGACATACGCGCAACCGCCGGTACTCGAAGGTAAAGGCGGCGGTACGACCTCAACTGTGAGAACATCGGCGAAGTGAGGTAGATCGATGCCATCGTCTCAGGTAATGCACGAGTTCAAGACCGGTAAGCTCCGGTCCGGTTCAAAACACGGTCCGAAGGTGAAGAACCGCCGTCAGGCTATCGCCATTTACTTAAGCGAAAGGCGTAAAGAAGGAAAGAGAGTAGGACGAGTACGCAGTAGGGCTAAGCGACGCTGACACCCTTTTTGTTAATACAAGGGTATGCTGAATGAGCGAAAAATACAAGCCTGACCATAAAGGTCTGTTCAACGGCTCGTCTCTCTCTGCTTTGACCGGCGCCCGCGCCTCAGCAAAGCTTCAGGTAGAAGTCCGCCTACCCGCCTCGTCTATGGCGGAAGTCCTGGACGCGATTCACCGCCTCGGCCGCACCGGCAACCTGACCGTTAACTTCTCTCAGGGCCGGGCGATGGATCTCAAGTGGTCGAGTACTCGCGATACGAACCCGCCGGACGTCTAAACGTCTGGTCCGTGTAGACTCTACACGCGACGTTTATTTGACATTACCTCGTCTTCCCCTTATCCTTTCTATGACGGATGTTCATTACGGCGATGAACTCCCCGGAAGCTCGACTCGGCGGCGTTTAAGTGCGCTTGGTTGATAGCCAAAGGCGGGCAGGGTCTTTACGATCCTGCCCGCCTTTCGCTTTTTGGGACTAGTCGCTAGCGTGTTCGTCTGATCCGAGTACCGATAGGGCCGGATTGATCCGGTCCAGTCGGAGAAAGGAGTATCTTAATGGATACCTTCGAAGTCGCCTATCGGCGCGGCATGAAGCGCCATAAGGGCCGCGGCAAAAAGCGCTAAGAAGTTTTAGCGCGCGCTACCGGGCGGGTTAGCCTTCACCGGCCGGCCCGCCTCGTTATATCAACCGTACCTTACCCGCTGTACCACGTTACAGGTCTACTCCGATGCCTGAAGTCAATTCCCCCGCATCTGCCAGTCCTTCGATGCTTGCCGGCATGAATCCGCCATCGCCTCAAGGCGGCGATGAGATGGCCGGTAGAATTCCCGGCTCCGGTTCCCCGGATCAAGGCTCTGATGGACCGCAGCAAGCTAAGGCTTCTGCGGATGCGAAGCTGAACAAAGACATTCAGGTATTGCGGACCACTGAAGCGCAACTGATCGAAATGGCGCAGTCGTACCCTACCGCCACGAAAGCGCTTCGCGCCGCTTCGGAGGCGATCCGTAGCGCACAGCGTCAAATCGTAGCGTCTCCAGGAATGGCGGAACCTCCGGTACCGAATACGACCGCGTGACAGGCGGCGGCGGATAATGCCGGCGGACAACCCGGCCGGACCTGGTCAGACGCTAAACCGTTAATCGATTCAGCAACCCGGAGACCCCGGACTGAAAGGAACAGGTAAATCTCAATGCCCGTAGACAAAAAGATCCTCGAATCCTGCATCGCGCAGGCGACGGACGGCGACACCGAAATGGCGGACTTCCTCCGCAAGAAGTACGAGGCGAACGACGCCGCGGCGGTCAAGTTCGTTTCCGGCTTTATGACGACCGCGGACTACACGCGCAAGACACAGGAACTCGCGGCGCAGCGCCAGCAGTTCGAGTCTCAATCCGGACAGCTCGATACGGTCCGGAAGGCGTTAGAGGCGGCGGAAGCGGAGAAGAACACGATCTTGCGCGATCTCGCCGATCGCCAGATCAGCGTCGCGAAGGCGAAGGAACTCCTGAAGATCGCGAAGGACCGGTTTCAACTGTCCGACGACGACCTTCCTGGCATTACCGATCTGATCGAAACGCGGAAGACTGGAGCGGTTGTAGACTCTACACCGGATCTCGATACCCGGTTCAAAGCGTTCGGCGACGAGCTAATGAGCCGGATGGAGAAGAAGTTTGTCGGCGCGATGACCCCCGAACTCGGCAACATGGCCGTTATTCCGCTGATCTGGGGAGAGATCGACCGCGAGCACGAGGAGTTGACGGGCAAGCGCCTTACGTTCGCCGAGAAACAGGAGATCTTCAAGGCCGCGCAGGCCGGCGCCGATTCCTCAATGGGCAAGGGATCGATCTACGGCATCTGGCAGGACAAGTACCAGATCGGCGGCGACGACGGACTTCGCATGAAGCGCCGCGACGAGAACCTGAAGAAGTCGTGGGCGGCAGAGGCGGAGAAAGCCGCGGCGGACGCGCGATCCAAAGCGGCGCTTGAAGTCGTGACGCCGACAGCGGCGGATCTCGGCACCGGACCTGGTATCTCCGCTGCGTTCAAGACCAAGTTCAAGACGTTCGATACGGACCCGAACAAACCGGCGGTCGCTACGTCCGACGGCGTACCGTCGCTCGCTGTCGCGCCCGGCCAGCACGTCCGGCAGACCGGCGATCGCGGACCGTCCGGCGCCCAGCGCGCCGCGCAGAAGTTCTTGGAGAGAGGCGGGCCGGCGGGATATGGCCGGAAGGCGTCATGAAGCGAGCGGATCCAGCGGAAGGCTTTAATCCCAGTGAAATCGATTGGGGCCGGTTAGCTGCCTTCATCGACGGTGAAGGTTCTATCTTGATGAACCGGCGTAGCGACCGCCCGCAGGATGTATGGCTTCGTGTGGTCGTATGCAATACTGATCCACGCATGATCGTTTGGCTGAAAGAGACCTTTGGCGGGTCTGTTTCCGTTATGCGTAAGCCATATATAGAAGGCCACCGGAGCCAAATCAAGTGGCATGTATCCTGCCGCAAAGCGGAATGGGTGTTGCGCGGCTGTTACAAATATCTGATCTGTAAACAGGATCAGGCGGGCGTCGCGTTTGCTTATCGCGCGACTACTCGCGGTTCAGGCGGCCATCGCGGATCGCCTAACTCTCCTGAATTAACAGTGTACCGGGATCATCTCAGAGATAAGTTGAAGGAGCTGCGTTGGTCTGGCAACACGAACGAAGAGATGGAGAGAATTAAGGATAAGTTACAAGGAGTCAATTAGTTATGAGCGATCCGCTCTTAGATCCCATAAATGAGACTACACTCCCGGAAGTGAATCAGGATGCGATTGAGGACGAGTTCTTTCAGTCGTCCGTCTTCCAGGCTCACCTCCGGTCCAAATGTCTCATCCCGTTTGAAGGTGGCGCGTTCATGCGCAATCTTCAGTTATACGCGCCTCTTATCGGCGGCGCGTACGCCAAAGGCATCGGCGGTTTCAACCTGACGAAGCCGCTGACTATCTCGTCGAACGTGTTCGACCCACGGTATTACGTCGTGATGATCGTCGAGTATCTGGAAGACATCTCGGTCCTGAACACCGGCGATCTCGCGGTCTTCTCCTTGCTCGAAACCGACATGGCTAACGCTTATCTGACCATGTCGACGATCATGGCGCTGGACCTTCAGCAGAACGGTCAGGTCGCGCCCAGAACCATCAACATGAACGGCTGGGTCGAGTTCCTGAACAACGGCGTCGACAAGTCGTACGACGGCAACGCGTACACGACATACGGTACCGCGCAGCGCAACGGCGCAATCGGCGCGGCGCTGAACGGCAACGTCTATTGGGGCGGTCAGGCGTCGGGCGCCACCGGCACAATCCAGTACGCGCAGATCAATGCGATGTACATCAACGCCAAGCGTGGCGCGGATGAGCCGGACCTGTTCACGATGAACAAGCCGCTCAACAACTTCGTTGAGAACCGGATCCAGCAGCAACAGCGGTTCGGTCAGGAAGGCGCGTCGGTGCGCGATCCGTTCTTCGGCGCGATGGGCTTCCGGTTCAAGAACCTGATCGTCATGATCGACGACTACTTCCCGTCCAGCTTCTCGCAGTTCGGCCGGACCAACAACCCCGGCGGGTCGAACCTGACCGGCACGTTCCCGGCGGCTGGGTCAACGCTGTCGAACTTCCCGACGACTGGTACCATCACCGTCGGTGAAGTCGGCTGCATGTTCAACCTCAGCCGGATCGCTTTCCGGTTGTCCGCTTCGAGCGAGTTCGGCTTCATGCCGACGGACTTCATCCGCGCGCCCGACAATACCCGCGTCGCATCGCAATTGAAGGCCGCGGTCAACGTCGAGGACACGGCGCCGTGGACCGGCGTCCAAGGCTACGGCTGGACGAGTTAACCGACTGGTCAACCGATCAAATTAATCTGAAAGGAGAACAAATCAAATGGCAGCCATCAAAGGTTCCGACCAGTCACCGCAAGTAACACAGCGATATCTGAATACCGCGTCGTATGCCGGCGACCCCACGCCCGGCGCGGTCGTTTCCACGTCTCAGGTCAGCGGCTCGATCGTTCAGCCGTACTCCGGTCAGGTGGGTGGCATTCTTACCCTGGGTGAAGGTGGAGCGGCGTACTACAGCGATCTGGTCAATGGCCAGCAGCTCTACGCCGGCGACTATCAGTACGTGCAGTTCTACGCGTCATCGGTCGCAGCGGCGGCGGTCCAGGGTCAAATCGTCCGCTGGCTTGACAACACAACCAATCTGCTGAGCGGCAACTTCATTGTCACGCCGGACGCTTCAGCCGCGAATCTCGGCGAGATCGCCGGTATCGCCCTTTGCAACACCGGTAAGGGTAACTACTGGTTCATCCAGGTCTCCGGCGTCGCGCAGGTCAAGTTCGCGGGCGCCAATAACGCTGCGACTCCGGCGGTCGGCGATCTGGTCTTTTCCGACTACGCCGCGCCTTCGATCTACGCGATCGACCCGACCCAATCGACTACTGGGCTGACTCTCGCTCAGTTGAAGGGAGTTCTCGGTGTCGCGTTCGCTACCGCTCCGGCCAACAGCACGATTTCGCCGGTCCTGCTCGGCGGTCTCTGTGGTCCGAAGTACTATCCTGGCGCATAAGGAGGACGATTAGACATGTCGATTATTCCGTTCGCTGATAGTCCTCGCAACGGCGCGTGGGGGGATCGACCCTACGCGCTCATCGACCTGGCAGGACCGGCGAGTTACACGCAGATCACGCCCGGATCTCCTCCGACTGGCGGTCAGGCGTTAGCGCCTGCCAACTTCGGTCTTTCCGCCGGGCTCGAAGGTATCGTGATGGTCGGCTGTTCTTCGTCCGGCACGTACGGTGTCGTGGCGATGCAGACGACCAGCTACAACCAGGGCGCCAATAACACAACCTGGGCTCTGCTCTGGTACGTGCTCGCTACCGGCGCGCAGGTAGCCGGCGCGACAAACCTGTCTGGTGAGGTTGTGCGCCTACTCGGTTTCGGTCCATACTAGATGTAGGCTTGTGGCTTGTGATAGCTCCGGAAGGCGCGCATCGGGACTAACTCCGAGGTTCTGATGCGCGCCGTTTTCTTTTTGTAGGATGGAGAGGGAGTTACAATGCCGACACCGAACCCGTACCCGCTGCTAACCTTCTCGCAGCTCTACCAGGAGCTGAAGGGCGAAATCTCGTCTCTGCCTGATCCGATGGCGCAGCGGATCATAAACCGTGCATGGAAGCGCATCAATGATTACCGCATGTGGTCGTGGCAGATCATCTCGAACGCGCAATTGTTCGTCCCGGCGGTTATCAGCACAGGCACCTGTAACGTTACGTTCGACAGTACGACGGTCGTAATGGACGCAGCGGCGACCGCTGCATTAAACGCAATCGCGTTCGGACAGCCGCCGTTAGCCAGTCCGATCCTTGGCGTTGGATATCAGATCCGGTTAGGGACGTCCGCACAAACGCTGTCCGCGCCGACCGGGCCGAATTATTCGATCGTCGACTGGGATGGCGCCGGTAACCTGACAATCGACGCGCCGTACGGACAGTTCAGTGCGACGAACGCGAACTATCAAGTCCTGAAAGCGTTCTACGCGGCTCCGTATCTCCCCGTCACCTCGACCGGCGTCGATGGACAGTTTGCGCGGTACCTGTCGATCGTAAATCTTATGGACGGGTACGCGATCACAGGCCGACAGCTCTACTTCAGTCAGGAAGAGCTGAACCGGATCGACCCGCAGCGCGGCGGTCAGGGTGACGCGTACATACTCTCCTATCTTCAGCACAACGCGCTTGGCCAGCCGGTCTACGAAATGTACCCGAACCCGGTAAACACGGCGAATACGTACCAAGCTAACTATGTATCTAAAGGCCCGCTGCTGACCATGCAGGTGTCGCTTCCGCAGGTCTCTTATGCGCTCGATGACTGCGTTACCTTTCAGGCGAAGGTCTTCGCCGGTCAATGGGCGCTGGCTAACAGCAACAAAAAAGAGCTTCAAGGCGTCAACTGGGTGCATTACTGCGCAATGATGACCGAGGAGTACAAAAACACGCTGCGCCTCTGTGTCAAGGAAGACGATGAGATCATGCCGTCGCCGAAACCATTCGTCTTTAACGGCGGGTTCTCATTCCCGCTCGGCGGCGAATTCTTGCAGTCGCATGACATCTCGTCGATCCTGCCGCCCGTCTAATTGAATCGCGGTAGGTCCCGCGGCTATGTAGTGTAAAATCAATCTGAAAGGAGTTCACTCGAATGGGAATGCATAAGACAGGAAAGACCGGCGCCAGCATGATCGGCGGTGTCCGGTCCCCGATGGCGACGCCGAATCACGGGATCTGCGGTAAACCGAAGCTGAACCCGTCGATCGCGGCGAACACGACCCGGCCCGGTATCGCGAAGTCCAGCGCGCCGATCCGGTCGCCGCAAAACGCCGGCAACATCGTAAAGTACTAACAGCGGGCGGGCGGTCTTGAATGTACACTTATCTAACGTTCGCTTCCGCCCGCGCTATGCTCGCATCCCGCCTGCAAGATCCAACGTTAATCTACTGGTCCGGCGCGGAACTGGATAGCTGTATTGTCGAATCTCTCCGGCTGTTTCAGGCGCTGACCGGTTCCTATAAACAGAAGATCGCGATCAATACGTCGATCAATAACGTCTACTACGACCTTCCGTCTCTCGCTCCCGCGGCGTTAGGATACAGCGTCACGGACGTCGAGGTCGCCAATAACGTCCTGTCCGTTCTACTAGAACCCCAGCTAAGCGTTTCTTGGTCCGGTACCGGACAGTTCACCTTCGCGCAGCTTCAATCCGCGTTTCAGAATCGCCTGAATCGCTTCCTTGGCGAGACCGGCTGTGTCGTCACACAGCAGACCGTTAACGGTCCGCCGCCGCCGGTCGACCTGATCGATATCCCCGATTCCGTCCTCGATGTCCGCCGCGCCGCCTGGATCCCGCTACCCGGTCAGGCGCCGGTGAACCCGCCGTTTCCGGCGAGTGAACTAGACCGTATCGACGAATGGGCGGAACAGGTCTATCTACCCGGCGCCGCGCAGAATCCGGACGTGCCGACGTCCTATTCCGTCTTCGGTGTTCCTCCGGTAACGTTACGTTTGATCCCGCCGCCGGCCGACACCGGTAACGTCGATTGCCTGTTCGTCCTGTCCGGCCCGACGGTTAATCTCAATCCCGCAGCGCCGGTCGTTCTCGGTATACCGGATGATTTAACGCCGGCGCTGAAGTACGGTATACTGGCGGACCTGTTCGGCTCCGACGGTCCGTCACGCGACTACCCCCGCGCGCAGTATTGCGAACAACGGTACGCCGAAATCGTTCAGGTCTCCCGGATTTATCCTTCTGTCCTGACCGTCGATATCAATAACGTGACCGCCGGCGTCGGCTCCGTAGACGACCTGGACATCTATGTGCCAGATTGGCAGGAGTCGCCCGGCGCGCCGTCGTTCGTCGGCATGTGCGGGCGCAACCTGGCCTGTATCGGCACGATTCCGGACGACGCGTACGGCGTCGGTCTATGGGTCGTCGCGAACGCGCCGGTCAACGGTACTTATATTCAGATCAGCCGCGATCAGGTAGACCCGGTCCTCGATTACGCGCAGCATATCGCGTCTCTCAAAATGGCCGGCGCGGAATTCGACGGTACATCCCGCCTCTATCAGAACTGGGTCTCGTGCGCCGCCGCGCAGAACGGCCGGTTAAGCGCCGTCTCGTTCTACCGCGATCAGGCACAGCAGCCGTCGGCTAAATCCGAGATCCAGACGCCGCGCATGATCTTACAATCTAGCTAGGATTTGAGGATTGACCTGTTATGCCTGACTTCAAGCGGTTACCCGGTAAGTTCATCTACACCGGCATGGATATCCACCATCCGGTAGACCTGATCCCTGAAGGCCGGTCGATCTTACAGTTCAATCTTCAGCCGGATACGCAGACCGGAGCGTTACAGGTCCGCCCGCCGATCGAATCCGTCGCGACGACCCCCGCCGGTGCTCCGATGCACTCGGTCTGCCGGATGAACGATAGCGTCCCTGGCGCCTCGCAGCCGTATACACGGTTCGCCGGCGCCGCCGGTAACCTCTACTACGGCGCCGGATCGGCGTTATCACTCCTCGATTCAGGCTACAGCGGTAATCCGCTGGCGATAGTCCCGTATCGTCCGTCTCAGGCGCCCGATCCGTGGGCGTATATCTACGATTCGGCTCGTCAGCGCCGCGCCAAGACCGATGGTACGCTACAGCAGATCGGAATCGCCGCGCCGCGCTCCGAACCGTCGCTTCTGCGCGCGCAACCGCTATACGACATCGTCGACAATGCGGCGAACGCGGCGATCTGGTCCGGCGGCACTCCCAGCGGCGGCGTAGTCAGTGCGGTTAGCCAAGTCAATCGTGTCACGCCCGGTACGTCCGTCGCATCGATCCTGTACGACTCCGGTACGACCGGAATGGCGGTAATCGTACCTACGAACGTATCGGCTTCATACGCGTGGATGTTAGCCGGTTCCATGATCTCGTTCGGCGGCGAGACTGTCGTTATCGAACAGGCGTTTCGCGGTACGTTATCAACTACCGTCGCCGCGATCCAATATGACACCGGGTCTACCGGTCTGGCCACGATCGTACCGGCGATCCCTCTACCCGGACTGTTTCGTAACATGGGAGTCTACCTGAACGGTACGACGTTTGTACGCGTTCTCAGCGTGACCGCCGGGCCGGACGGATCGTATTCTTTCCGGTGTTCGACCGGCGCGGCGACCATTACAGCCGGCCAGACGATCGCAGCGCAGCCGTCCTTCCGCGCGTGGACGACGATCAACCATCTGTTCGGGGAGACGATCAGCGGGTATTCGCTTACCTGTTCGTTTACGCCGACGGTTGTAGGCGGTTCGATGTCCGACATCGTCGCGACGAACTTCGGACTACCGGTTACGACGAACCTGACCTTCGCCGGGTCGCGGCCGTTGCAGAACGAAGACTACATGCACCTGAGTCTGGCGTTCGACCATCCGGAGTACGTTACCGAGGTTCACGTCTTGTTAGACGTCGACGCGCAGACGAACGATTTCAACCACAACTACTACTACTACGTTTTGCGTCAAGGTGATTTCCAGCAGTCGTTGACCGGCTCCGGCGGACAGACAACGGTCGCAGGTCAGTTGCAGGCGATCACGGACTCGATCGCGAACCAGATCGCTGCGGAGACGTATTCCGGCGCCGCGAACGTCGCGCAACCGCCGTATCCGATACCGCAGGTGCCGTCTACCGCCGCGCCGTCGCCTGGTCAGTTCGGCACCGCGCAGCTCCAGTGGTTAGAGGCGATATTCAAGTTAAACGATCTGACCCGGATCGGCAGCGACGTATCGCGCACGTTGGCGAACGCGGTCAAGGTCGGTATTTACGTCTTCACCTCCGGCGGCATCGTCAACTTCTATTGGGGCGGCTGGTGGGTCGGCGGTGGCTACGGCCCGGATTGCAACTTCAACAGTTACGGGAATCAGGCGCCCGAGATCCAGTGGCGCTACCGGTACCGTAACAGCTTGACCGGCGCGCATTCGACCGTCAGCCCGGAAACGCCGAACGGTGAGATCCTACGTCGTCAAGCGGTTAACCTGACCGCGTCTAATAGTCCGGACCCGCAAGTCGATATTGTCGATTGGGAGCGGCGCGGCGGCACGAACCCGGATTGGCATTACATAGGATCTGTCCCCGCCGGCACTACGTTTATCGATAACGTGACCGAGGCGGCGGCGCAAGCCGGCGATCCATTGGAGGTAGCGTGTTACCAGCCGTGGCCGGTTACTGATACGCCGCAGACTGGGACCGCAACCGTCGTGGGTACGTCTGTCGTCTGGGCTAGCGGTAGTCAGTTCAATACACGCTGGTTACGCGGTACCGAGATTATCATCGGCGGCAACACCTACAGCCTGTTTGAACCGCCGGTCAGCTCGACGGTCCTTCGCCTCGCACAGAACGTGCCGCCGGCGCCCGGAGTCTACGCGTTCTCGATCCCCGAGGCGACGATCGAAGGCCAGCCGATCTACGGCGCGTGGCTCGACGAGGCGAATAACCGGGTCTGCGCAGTCGGCGACGATCTAAACCCCGGTCTAATGTATTTCGCGAATCGCGATAACCCCGACGGCGCGTCGGACAGTGGTTATATCGAGATCACCAGTCCGTCCGAACCGCTGCTGAACGGATTTTACGCCGAAGGTGCGAACTACGCATTTACGTCATCGTCTTTGTACCGTGTAGAGTCTACACCGGGCGCGATCAACCCGTATCAGTCTTACCGTTTGTCCGGCGTCGAAGGTCTGGCCGGCGCGTGGGCGTTCGATTATCAGCGCCGGATCTTGTTCTACTGGGGACCGGACGGGATTTACGCGTACGCGTTCGGACCGGCGGGCGATAATCTAACAGCTACGGACCTGTACCCATTGTTTCCTAACGCCGGACAGCAATCGATCTCCGGCGTACCGATCTCGATTCACGGTTACACGGTCTATCCGCCGAACTATGCGGCATCGTCGCAACTCCGCGTCGGGTATAGCGAATCGTTCGTCTATGCGACCTACCAGAACTCTAACGGTCAGACCGAGGCGCTGGTCTATTCGCTAACGGCGAAAGGCTGGAGAATAGACAGTTACAGTCCGGCGGTAACGCTCTTCCTATTAGAGAAAGGTATTCCGAACCCGGCGCTGCTCGCCTGTGGCGTCGACGGCAACCTGTATAAGATCTCGTCTACCGCGACGGCTGACGCCGGCGGCGCGATCTCCTGGCTGGTCTTGTCTCCCTGCCGCGACGCGGGCGATTCCCGCGCTAATAAGCAGTGGGGAGATCTGATGCTCGACTACTCGACCGGGACAAACTCCTCGCCGCCCGGTCTGCTCGTCGTATGGGACGATTTATTGATCGACGGCGCGAACCCGGCGGTACCGCTATCGGCTAATCGTACCCAACAGATCTATGACTTGGTCGTCCCGCCGGACACTAACGATTTACCGCTGATCCACCGTAATATCGCCGTCGCCATCGCCGGCACCGGGCCTATCTACCTTTACGAATGGCAGCCGTCGTATCTACCATTACCGGAGAACACGACCGGCCGCGTAACCGACTGGCAGACCGGCGGCGCGGCGCGCTTTAAATACGTGCAAGGAATCCGGATCCACGCGAATACCTTCGGCGTCGCGAAACAGGTACAGGTGCAGTACGACGGATATCAGATCGGACCGACGATTACAATTGACTTTAACGGTGAACAGATCGAGCCGTTCTCGTTCTCCGCGCCGTTCAAAGCGCATATGATGCGGCTGGTCCCGCTCGATAACGTCCCGTGGCAGATCTGGCCGGACTGCGAATGGATCGTGCAGCCGGAACCGGACCCGGCGAACTACTGGATCTCGCAGCCGACGGCGCTTGGGCAGTCTGGTTATGTCCACTGCCGCGAGATCTGGCCGGCGTGGGCAGGTCCGCGACAGGGTGTTATCAGCGTTATCGTCGATGGCGGTACGGCGGTCACGTTGGCTAATCTCGCCGCCTCGTCATCTCCGGTCAAAGGCTACTTTCCATGTCCACCGCTCAAAGGTCGGTATTGGCAGTTAACGGCGTCCGGTACCGGTCTTCAACTGTACGAGAACGATATCGAATTTCTCGTCAAATCCTGGGGATCTACCGGACCCTATGCGCGCGTCCGGCCGTTCGGCGATTCGAGCGGCGGCGGTGGTCAATCCGGCGCAAGGATATAGGATAGAGTCTTATGGCGAAGACCACACGGCCGCCGGTAGGGATCAATCCTAACGTTCCGATCGCCGTTCAACGTGAACTGCGCAAAGTCGCTCAGTTCGCGTTCGATGCGCAGGACCGGGCGGATCAGGCGCTGAGCGGTCTAACCACTAAGGTCAGCAAGAACCTCACGGATCTGCTGGACGTCAGCAAGTTCGTCAGTTCTCAGGTGCAGGCCGGCGGACAGTTCCCGATCAATCTCGGATCGTTAACCGGTCAGGCCGGACAGAACCAATTGGCTTACGTGCCGTCGGTCTCCAGTCTCCCGAATCGCAATAGTCCGTTAGCGGTCGACGGTCAGGCGGTCTGGTACAAAAATCTGCTCTGGCGGTATAGCCTGACCGGCGGCGGTACGTCTTCATCCTCTGTCCAGCCGGGTACCTGGCAGTCCAGCTCGCCAATCCTGGTCGGTACGCACGCGCAACGGCTCGCGTTATCTCCGTCGGACTACCCGGACTTCGAATTCTTCGAAACGGACCGGGCGCTGATCTATATCAGCAACGGTACATCCTGGCTGTACGCCGCCGGCGGACCTGGTTACGGTTCGTTCGAGACCCGGTGGTCTGACCTGGTCGCTACGGACGTTGGTATCGAATGGCTGGAATCGAGCCGGTCCACCATCAATAATCAGGCGCCGTTTCCGCTGTACCGCTGGTCTGGTACCGCCTGGGTCTTCGTTTCCGGTCTGTTCTTTCGCACTCAGGCACAGATCGCCACGTTGGCGGCGACGCTAACGGTAAACGATTTCTCGGCGCAGGTCTTCGTTTCAGTCTACGATCATCAACTCGCCTGGTCCGGCTCCGGCTGGGTCTGGGGGACGCAGGAGACCGGCGCGCATCCGATTGAAGGTATGCTAGTCGATCCGGTAAGCGGCTATGCTCTATGCGACGGTTCGACGACGACCTACCTGAACTCCGACGGCACGACGACATCGGTCACCTTACCGAACCTGACCGGTTCCGCCGCCGGCGCGGCATATCTAAAGCTCGGCTCGCCGGACTCCGGTCCTAACCCCGCGGTCGCGCCCGGCGCGTCGGTTTCCGGCGGTAGCGTCGCGTCGAACACAACAGGCGTCAGCAATCAAACGGCATTAACGAACGTCGGAGTCAACGCGCATTCGTACCTTAATCAAAATGTTCAAAGCGGTTCAGGTACGACGATCGTTGAATTCTTCAATGACGCGGCGACATCGCATACCGTATCCGATCCGGGACACTCGCACCTGGTTACAGATCCGGGACACACACACACATTATCGAGCGTATCGGTTACCGTCGACGCTACCGGAGAGCCGCGCAACTTAGTCTTGCGGCCATGGTTCAGGAGATGAATATGAAAACGAAACTATTGTTAGCCGGGCTGTTGTTCTGCCTTAGCGCCGCCGGCCGCGCCCGCGTACAGAACTGGTGCGAACAGGGCGGTCAGACGATCCAGGTCTTAGGCTACGTATCCTCGATCAATACGCCTGTTCAACGGTCTTACGCGCCCGGTTGTATCGTAACGGTCTACATAACCGGATCCGGCGGCACGCTGGCTACGCTTTACTCCGACGATATCGGTACGCCGCTGGCTAACCCGCTGACCGCCTCATCGACCGGTCTGTACTATTTCTACGTAGACGACGGGAGTTATGATATCCGGCTGTCCGGCGGCGGTATCCCGACTCCGTTTACCTTAGGCGAAGTGCCGGCGGTAGACCCGTGGTTCTCATTAACCTCTAACGCCCGGCTGCGCACGATCGCCGCCAAGATGGGCGATATCGTCAGCGTTAAGGACTACGGCGCTAAAGGTAATGGATCTACGGACGATTCGGCGGCGTTTCAGGCGGCGCACGACGCGTGTCCGTCGTACGGCTGTACGATCCTGGTACCCGCCAGTTCGACGTCCTACATTATCAAGACGGGGATAGCTATAAGTAAAAGTAATGTTACCTGGAATCTCGCGACCGGTGCTGTCATCGACGGTACGGGCGTTACCGGCCCGATCATCTCCGGCCCGCACGTAGGCGGCGCGCTTGCGGTCTTCCTCGTGACCGGAGCTTACGATCAATTCGTCGGCGGCGGCACGATCAAAGCGGCGTTCTCGTACGCGATCACTCCGACGCCGTTGATGTGCAAAGGGTGTAATGCGATCCTGGTCGACGGCATCAACCTGAACGGCGGGTACGCTGCGTTCTGGCCGGGCGGCGGCGCGACCGAAACCACGATTCAGAATAGCGACCTGACCGGTCCGAACGACGGTATCGTCTCCGGGTGGGTCGGCGACCCGTTGAACCCTGTAACGTCGCCGCAGGTGACACAGCTCCGGATCTCCAACAACCGGATTCATAACGTCGGGCGGTTCGGCGTGAAGTTAACGTCCTGGTCCATGGGCGGCATTATCGAAGGGAATCGGGTTATCAACCCCGGCGGTAACTGCATCGATGCGTTCGTCGGCGGCGAAGAGTTAACGATCGCCCATAATCTCCTGGTCAACTGCGGCACGTACGGGATAGACAGTAAGTACCGCGACGACGGCCTGGGTTCGGACACCGGGCTCTATGGATTCTCGCGGCGGTTATTGATCGCCGATAACATAATCATCAATCCGGCGCTGATCGGAATCGATGCGGTCTGGATCACTCCGGGGTTTTCTAGCGGCGTGTCTCTTTACGGACCGCAAGAAGACGTGAAGATCCGGAATAACTATATCGAAACCGCCGGTCAGGTCGGTATTCAGTTCGGCGAGACGCGCGGCGCGGTCACTGGCAACACGATTATTAACGGCGCCTCGATCGGGATCCAGATCTACTCTACTGATTCGAGCGAGATCGCCGGCAACTTCATCGTAAATCCCGGACAGGTCTCGCCGGGCGAGGCGGGGATCCAGTTTACGTCGTTCTACCCGCTGGTAGATCCGTTATCGACGAACATCGATGTCCATGACAACCATGTGATATCGAACGACGGTAAGATGAACGTCTGCTACGACCTGGAAAAACTCACTACCAGCCGCGTACATAACAACTACTGCAAAGGTCCGACCGGGTACGACATCAATCCGCCCAGCTCCGGTACGTCGATGACGTACTGGAATAACTTCGACTCGACCGGCCCGGCAACCGGAGTTCCCAGCGGAGACCGGTTCTACACGATCGATAACAAGATGTATCTAGGCGATACGGACGTCTATCTTTATCGGTCCGGTAGCGGCGCGGTAACCGTGGCCGCGCCCGGACAGTTCTCTACAACAGGTCCGTTGAATGTACCGTCGCTGGTCCAGTCTAACGCGTTCAAATGGGTTACCGGACTGACTACACCGTCGGTGCCGGCGTCCGGTTCGGTCGTAGTCGTCGTTACATGGGCGGCGGCGTTCCCGGACGCAGGGTATATCCCTTACTGTTCGCTTGTGGATACGGCGGTAACCGGCGCCGACATCATGGTGCATCACTTCAGCGATTTAAGCGCCTCAGCCTTGAACGTCGTGATTGTGAATAACGACACCGTGAACCCGCATACCGGCGCGCTGAACTGTATGGCGATCCGTCCGCAGTGATCTTACGTGCCGACGCAGGCCGACGCGCTCGATACGAGCTGGCCGGTCGTAGTGATGCAGACGTAGCGTTGTCCAGTAGTCGATTTCTGTACGGGGAATTGCACGTTACCGTCGGATAGGATGGTGAACGCTGTTGTATCCGTCGTACCGGAAACACTTACCCGGAAACTGATAGTTCCGCCGACTGTGTCCTGATCGATGTAACTGGCGGCGTTACGGTGAAACGCGTACCCGTTCGAACTCATTGTGGCGTAAGTCGTATCGCCGCTCATGCCGATCTGTAACAACCCGCCGGTGAATACGTTCAACGCGTTCTGAGGCGATGCCGTCCCGATCCCTAGCCTGTGGTTCGTCGCATCCCAGTAGAGCGTATCGGTCGCTAACGGTCCGTTCGTGCCGTTGACGTACGGGATCGCCGCGGCGGTCGCGAGACTGGACAGGTAGATGTTACGCGGGCGCCCGCCGGACGACGCAGCGCCGATGTCGTACGTCGCATCGGTGAACTTCAGGTTGCCGGTCAGTGTTCCGCCGGTCAAAGGCAGGTTCAGACTCGCCAGTCCGGTCAATGACGCGGTAATGGTTCCGGCGCTGAAGTTGCCGGACGAATCGCGCGAGACGATCGTTGATACGGTATTTGCCGTAGCCGGCGCGAGACCGGTTAACGTACTCGCATTGACGACGCCGGTAGATGTATACGTGAGCGTACCGCCGGCGCCGATAGTCATTGTCGCGGTCGTATTTGTACCGGAGCCCAACAGATCGAACGTCGTAAGATCTCCGTAATTGCCCGGCGCGATCAGAGACACGGTCGCGTAATTGCCGGCGGTCACGGCGCTTAGGATCTTGCCGATAACCGGTACGTTGCTGGCAACCGACGACCCGGACGTCTGGCCGGTATCGCTGCATTGCCCGGCGTTGACTGTCGACTTCGTAAATACGTGGTTGATCGTAGTCGCGGTATCAAAATAGCACTGCGTAATGCCCGCGTACGCGACATCGACGTTCCCGCCGGAACTAACTGTTGACTGAGCGATACCTAACACACCTTGAAGTCCTGTGCCGCTGACTTGCACTTTGCCTGTACTGGTTGTCTGCACGGTGTAATACTGCGTTACGCCGCTTGTGTCTACCGGCCGGTTCATACTTAGATAGCCGCCGCCGGTAGACAAATGCCCGCTGGACCCGGTCACCGTTAACGCGCCGGTGGTTGTGAGGTTATACGATCCAAGATCTATGTTCTTTGTCGCTCCGGTGTACGGTACAAAGCTGGTTACGTCCACTGCGTTCGACGGAAGGGACATGTGAGAGTCCGCCGTACCGCCGACGAATAGGTTTACCGTCGGCGTCGAACCACTGACTACCGCATAGACTCGCGCGACGATACGTGACGATGTCGATTGCAGCGTGTAGGTATTCGAATCCGAGAAGTCTACCTCGTACTCGATCTCCGACGTAGTAAGCGCCGGCGTATTACCGGTCTGACCGATCATCGCGATGTCTACCCCGGCAGACGTCACCTCCCATATCTGCGCGTAAAGCGTAACGGTGCCGCCGCCGCTTCGGAGCGCATGAAGATGTACCACGTAGACGCCCGCCGGAATGAAGGTCAGGTTCGGAATCCCCGCGTTTGTCGACCAGTTCTTCAACAGGTCTGTACCGGTAGGCAAGGACGTAAACGGTAGCGTCGTCTTCGGCGAGTACGTTCCGGGCGTAGCTTGCAGATACGTCGCGATGTCTGATGCGGTATTCGTAAAGTAGTAGGTGAGGTTTCCCGCGGCCGAGATCGGCTGCCAGGATGGTGTCCCGCCGGCGGTCTGGGTCAGGTACTTGATCGAATCATCTGTGTTGTTCGTGATCTGGTTCAACGTCGCCGGTCCGGATACGTACGGTACCGAATTCACGGTCGTCAGATTCGCGCCGCCCATGACGATAGAGCCGCTTCCGCCGCCATTGACGCTAGTCCAAGTGCCGCCGACGCAGGACATCTGGTTACCGGTCAGGGTGTTTTGCGTATTGTACCCCTGAACCGTACAGGCGCCGGACGGATCGGCGGTAACGTAAATGATCGATGGCGCATAGATCTGTCCGATCGCCGCAGCGCAAATCAGGAGGGTAGAAAGCAGTACTCGTCGCATGTCAATATAATACGATGAAAAGAATAGGGCTACTCGCATTCATGACGGTCTTATGCGCCGCCGGCAATCCGGACCAGGCAGCGCTGAAAGCCGCGAAGTCGGCGGTCAGAGACAACGTATCGAGGAACCGGAAGTACCGGAAACTACAGGACAAACTGAACGAATTCGTCCTGTTATGGCAGGAAGATTGTAAGTCGACCGGGAAGGTCTTGCGGCAGTCTAACGCGGACGGTCTGCTGTCCTGTCAGATCGCGCCGCCGGCGCTACCGCCGCAAGCACCGCCGCCATCTACCCCATCACCATCTAAATAAACCCGGTTATCCAGTGTAGAATCTACATAGACGCTGTTTCACAACGTGATAGGAGATTGATCGTATGGGTGCATTTGGTACAGGCTATCCGATCGTGCCATCCGGGCTCGTCGCGGGAACGATCACAATCAGCGCCGGCGCCGCCGGTACTCCGCAGAACCTACTGTCCTTGATCCAGGCACAAATCGACCCGAACTGTCCGTCGGCGCGGGAAGTGAATATCCAGTCCGATGCGTCCGGGACCGTATATTTCGGCGCGCCCAGTCCGTTAGGCGGCGCGCTCAGCCCTACGAATTATGGCTTTGCGCTGCCTCCGACCGCGTCGCGAACGTACCGGTCCAGCTTTCCGGGTATGAACGTCTCGGTCGGCGATCTCTGGGTCTTGATGTCCGCAGCCGGAACTTTCCATGTCGAGGTAATGTAACCTATGGCCGACAGCCTGACTCAATTCGTAAACTCCATCCAAGGGCTGACGGCTCAACAGGGGCAGACGGCGTTTAACACCGGTCAACAGCAGACGCAGGAAGGTGTTAACGCGACGGCGCCGGCATTGGACTACCTGACTAAACTGACCAAGGGCGATCAGGGAGACGTAACGCAGGCCGCGCAACCGGAAATCGACCAGATCACACAACAGTTCGATCAGATCCGGAACATGATCTCAATGCAGCCGCGCGGCGGCGGTAAGACTACCGCGCTCGCCGAAGCGCCGTTTCAGAAAGCCGGTCAGATCCAGCGGACCGAAGGCGCGATGAGGACCGGCGCCGCCGGACAGCTAGGTAGTCTTGGCGCGCAACTGGCCGGTTTAGGTCTGGGCGAAAGCGGGCTAGGCGCTAACCTCGAATCTATGGCGCAAAACGCAGCGTTGACGCGGCGCGGCCAGAACATGAGCGATACGTTCGCGAGTCAGTTCTCGCAACTGGTTAACGCGATCTTCTAAGGAGGCAGAAGGTAGTTCTATGGGGATTATCGGTACGTTAATGGGCGGTGGCGGCGGCGGCGGACTGGCCGGTATAGCGTCCAAGTTCGTGAAAAACCGCAAGTCCAAGAGCGGCGGCGGGTCTTCCGGGTCCGGTCCTACCGGTAGCGAGTCGACGGACTATCCGACGTATCACAGAGGCGGGAAGGTACGGAAGACCGGCCTAGCCCGTCTCAAAAAGGGCGAACAGGTACTGACCGCAAAGCAAGCGAAACGGCGCAAGGGGCGGAGTAAGAGGCGGTAGGTGGTAGGTGGTAGGCGGTAGATCTCATGGGACTGATAACGAATCTCGTGCGCATGAAGTCCGAACAGGACTTCAACGCGAAACAGGCGGCGATCCAGGGTCTTCAGGCGGCGCTAACCGGAAGTCCGACGCGGGAAGCGCGCGAGTGGGCGAACCGTGGGATCACGGAACTACTGGATAACACGTTCGGCGGCGGCGGTAAAGGCAAGGGCGGTAAAGGCGGCGGCGGCGGCGTCGGCGATGTCTTCAAAGGCATCTTATCTCGCCTGTCCGCCTTGAACCCGGCGACGGCGAGCCAAGGAACGAAAGATGCGATCAAGGAGATCGGCGCGACTAGACCACCGCAATTACAGATGACGCCAGAGGAACAGGAGACCGCCAGCGCGCGTAAGGAAGCGATCGCGTCCGGTCAACGGCTCGCCGAACAGAAAGCGCTGGACGAACAGAAGCGCCAGGCAAAGCTACAGAACGACCAGGAAGACTGGGAGATCTGGTCCAAGCGCGCGGATGAAGTATTAGGGACTGGAGCATCCGCGCGAGACCGGGCCGAGTTCATCGCGACCAAAGGACAGAAGTTACCGACGCAGTCCGCCGGCGCTGCCGGTACCCCTCGTATGATCTGGGGAAAGGTCAAAGGCGAGGAAGGAGTCCAGCCGTTATTCGTTAATCCTAAAAATCCGTCTAACTACGTAGCAGTAGGCGGGCGTGAGCTTAATTCAGGTGAAGTAGAGCTGACCGCAGCTCCACCGACCGAACGACTAACCGGACGGCCTCTTGAAATCGCAAAGTATGTACAGGGTCAGGGATTTAAACCGGGTACGCCGGAATTTGAGCGCCGTTATAGTGAGGTAGCCGGGGCGGATATTGGTATCCATCTAGGCCGTGTTCAACAACAGGCGGCGATCGACCAAGCGCAGTCAGGTATCGGACTAGGGGCGGGGATACCTCCGTCGAGAACGTCGGCGACGGCGCCTGCACCGGCGCCTAAGTCTACGCCCGCCGCGCTGTCTGCTCCATCGGCCCCATCGGCGCGTGTAGACTCTACACGGACTCCCGCGACGTCATCGGCGGCGGCGACGGCACCGGCGGATGACAAGTTCATCAGCATGTTCCTCGGCGATCTGCTCGGCACCGTGAAGACGACCGGCGGCGCGGCGAAAGTGGGCGTCATCAAAGGCCAGGAGGCATTACGCAAACTCCTGAAGCTTGGTCCGGTAGACTTCAGCCTTACCGCGGCGATGGCGCAGGACGACCGGAAGGCGTTCAGCCAGACAATTCAACGCGCGGTGGCGACGCAGCGGGTAAACGAAGTCCTGAACGAATTCGGCGACGAAGTCGTCAAGCGCGCGGATAAGGCGTTGCAGACCGGCAGCCCGATCTTGAATAAACCGATTCGGGAAATTGAGCTGAAGGCCGTCGGCGACCCGGACTTGCGCCGGTTCATGATCGCATTGAACGGTTTTCAACGCCAGTACGGGATCCTGACGAGCGGCAGCCCGCAATCGATCGCACAACTACCGGTAACCGTCGGCCAGCGGATCGAGCATATCATCGACCCGAACGCGACGCTTGGCGAGGTAATCGCGTCGGTCGATCAGGTGAAGACCGAAGGCCGGCGAGAGGCGCAAGGGTTCAAGCGGGCGATCGAGGATACCGCCGGACAGATCACCGGCGCGCTGGGCGGTAAGGGCGTTAAGTACGGCGGTGGCGCCGGCGCGGGCGGTGGCAATAATCTACCGAAACCGGACAAGCCAGGTAAACGTATCTCCGTTGAACAGGCGATTGAGTACATCCGTGCTAACGGCGGCGATAAAAAGAAGGCGATGGACGCTGCGAAAGCCGCCGGCTGGAGCTTTTAAATGCCTCAATCGGTATTCGATGAAGCCGAGAAGCGGGTCAAGGCGTCGCCAGGCGGCGGCGGTGGATCCAGTAACCCGTTCGACGCAGCGGAAGCGAGCCTCACTTCCGGCCTTACGGTACCTGGTTATCCGAAGCCGCCGAACCCGATTACAAACCCATTGGCGCAATACGGCATCCCGGAAGAGCAAGCAAAGGCTTTTACGGCTGCGGGAAGGCATGAGACAGCGGAGGATATCGGCGCGACCGCTGGTATCCTCGGGTCTGTTATTCCCGGCGGTCCGGTTCTGCGCGGCGCGGCCAGCGGCGCGGGATATCTTTTAGGTAAGACCGCCGGCGGCGAGACTCCGAGTAAACGTGAAGCTATCAGTACGATGGCGTTGTCGGCTGGTGTGCCGATGGTTATCAGCGCCGCTGCCAGTCCGTTAGTCCGCCGGGCTATCAGTAAGGTGCCGACGGTTCTTCTACGCCGTATACCTGGGTTTAAAACAGCCGAAAGCGTCGTAGATTTCGTCAATTCCGTAAAGAAGTCCGAAGTCTTATTGCCGCGCAAGACCAGAGACGATCTGGCGATGGATCTCTATACGGAAACGCACGGGATCGAGCCTAAGAGCGCGGCGGACCGGGTTACGGCGATCAAGGAATTGAGAGAGGCGTTGAAGTCCGAGAAACAGGCGGCGGCGAAGATCGCGAAAGGGGTTAAACCGCCACCACTGCAAGGCAGCTCGTTAGCGCGTAGACAGGCGGCGGAAGCGGAAGCGGCGGCGGCGGGGTCTAAGCCTAAGGTGGCGCCACCGCCGTTACAAGGTAGCTCACTGGCACGGCGGGAAGCGGAGGAAGCAACGCCGGCGCCGCCATCTAAGATCCTCGGTCCGACAGGTGAGCCGGCCGCGGCATCGACGTCGACATCTACCGCGCGGTCGCAGCGTTATTCCGAAGCCGCCGGTAACCCCGGTCTCGCGTCACGCGAGCTGAACCCTGGTAAAGTCATCAATGCGCAGGCCGCGGCGAAGAATAAGGCGCTGGCAGCCCGGTTTGCGAAGTTGAGTCTCACTCCGGATCAGGTCCAGAACATGACCGAAGCGGAGTATAACCAGCATCGGCTAGCCGAAAACGTCATCCGTAAACAGCAGAAGTTACCGTTAATGGAAGCGCCGAGACCCGGCCCGAACCG